TAAGACCTACATCGTCACCGAGGTACCAACGGGGGTCGCGAGTGCGTGGGGTCTCGCTTCGACCGACTATACTTCTACACAGACGGCTATATACAATGGTGGTGCGTCATTTTGTGACAGTCTCACCAACTACAAGTTTAAATATTCAAATGACTGGATCTATGAGACCCCGGTGTGTGCATACTACGCGGGTTCTGAACTTATTTCAAAGTTGCCATCGGGAAATGTTATGTTTTTTACTACCCACATTCAAGAAACAATCAAACAGAGGTATGTAAAACCTGGTAGTGGTTGCTTAACGAATCCAAATGGTCTTGGTGCAGCCACAGAAGTGATGGGAAGGTGTGAGCATTCTCTATCCAAAAACCTTTTGGCCCCCGGTATAGAGGATAGTTACTTCGCATTCAATCACTATTTTGATTCCATTGTACAATCTGGATCAAAGCCGATTACATATGTTAGGGCAGAGGGTTCTGATAAGAATTTATACATCTTTGAAAAGGGGGAAGCTATTCGTTTAAAAATTTCCGAATGGTTGAACATTGCTGGGATTGAACTCGATAAACCGTTCAATGAACAAACAGGTGGATGGGACATTACGGGTTTTGAGGGTGTTGGTGAAGATTCACAAAAATACCCCTACGTTCGGACAAGTGGATTACGCTTGAACATCGCAGTCAAGTATCACAACTATCACCTGGATAAAGACTTCCATGTGAGTATTGGTAATGAAGATGTATACGCTGTCATAACGGTGTCCCCCAAGATTGGGTGGTTTTCTAAGGGTGATGAAATCTTATACAGTCAAGATCCTTCTACTACGTTTGACATAGACAACCCGATTACATTGACTAGTGGTCAACCAAATGGCATCTACTACGATTTTTACAGGTATGGTATACTTTTTGATATACAACAGACTGGTTTAGTTGGGGAAGTTGATTATGTGTTTATTCTCATTCAATTGACTTCGGGTGTTGTTATGCTAGGGATTGCTACCACATTGGTCAGCTTCATTGCTAAATTTGCTCTGGGCAATAAATCCCAAATTTACCGGGGTGTGATACAGGAAGAATACGAAGTTGGGAGGGAAGCTGCTCGCTACGCCGCTCAGGCGTGTGTAGCGACGAAGAGTTTCAAGGATGCCGACGAGGATGGTAAGGGGGACTTAGACTTCGACGAGCTGAGGGCCCTCATAAAGGAATCCTTCTCTAAGAATTATTTGGATGAGGGTACCGATACACACTTTACGGAAGATGAGATAACTGGGATGGCGTATTACCTCATGAGGGCGGCAGATGATCACCTGAATGATAGAATATTGGATAAGCGTGAGAAGACTCCCGATGAATTGAGGCACTCTAAGATTTCCCTCCACGAGTGGCAAGAGTTGTCGACGAATGGTGTTTTCAAATTTAAGAATCTGAAGGCTACCTCCACGGAACATATAAAAAATACCGGTTGGAAAAAGGATAGCCTAAAGAAGAGAAAGAGTGTAATGAACTTAAAAAATCCAAACAAAGTGTAATTAAGATGCTTCTTCTCAAACCATTTACGTATATCAGGAATAGAATGAGGGTAAAAATGAGTGCATTCACTGAGCACCCACCACCCCCAACTAAAATTAAAAAGGACAGGGAGTTTGGAAGTTATTGTGTCAAGGTGACGGTTGAATCAATTGATACGAATGGTTCTATAGACAAGGTTTTCATCGGATACAGTGAGAATATGAACATCACGATGAAAACTGAGTTTGCGTGTGAAAGATTTAAAACAAATGGACATAAGTGTGGTGAACCCGTGATGACTATTAGGGGTGGAAAATGTGATGAAGTTATTATGATGAAAGATAAGTTTGGATCAATTACTCGTGTTCAGTAATCGGGTTAAATTATATTTGTATATACTATATAATGGCGAACGGCGAAAAAAGACTTGTCGTAGTGACTTTGATTATGTTTATAGGCTTACTTCTTTATACATTATGGATGATATTACAAACATCAAGAGAGGCTGACGCTGACGGTGACCAGCCCGATAAAAAGTCAGGGAAAAATATGAAAGTTGATCTTACACCAATCGATGTACCACCTCAGGAACCTTCGGCATAAGACTCCTCTGTGATATCCACATTTACGGGTGGCGCATTCTCCACTATCTCAAGTTCGTACCTATTCTGTACGACTTTAGATGGCGTTACAATAACTATTCGGCACACTTTTGTTGTCAAAATATTTTGAGGCGGAACTACTACCGGTTTACATAGTAAAGAATACATTTATATATCCGAATAAAATGTTTTCCACCCCTTCATCATGATGTCGCTTTCTTCGCACCATGGATATACCTCTTCACCAACAAAATTTATCGCCCGAATACCATTATCTAAACACTCGTCGCAAATTGCTTTATTGTCATCGATAATCATACCCAAGTTTAAAGCTCTGCATATATCGACTTTCTTCATTTCGTGGGGTGTATAACTATTTGTGAGTATCACATCGTTAAAGATTCCTGGAAAATACGTTTCTATCCAAGTTTCTGTTTGTTCTCTAGCCACGTCTTGACGTCCAGTGACGACATACATTTTTTGACTTCTTTGACGAAGCCACTTCATGGCGTTTTGTGATCCTGTTATTGGTTTGAGATTACGAAATGCTGGAGAGTTGTAAAACTCTTTGACAAACTCCTGCGACTCTTCTTCTGTTATATCGAAAATTTCACGGTAGATGTAGTTGTATTTTTCTTTCTTTGGTTTTCCGAGTCTTCTAGATCTAGCCATGGGATACAAAAAATGAACGAGAACTTCGTCTACATCAATTGCGATACGAGCCATTTATGTATTACAATATTATTCATAGTCTCTAATTACCACACCAACGGGGAATCTCGGTACACCCAAATCAGTTAAGTTTTGAAACCTCACGGTGAGCATTTTACCCATGTACTTCTTCCTGTCCCTGTATTGCCGTTCTCTCTGTTTGATCGTGCCTTCTGGTCTTACAGTAAATTCCCGACCATCCGTCAATTTACATACCCAAACGACGGCATCGGCGTCCCTCCCATGCCCCGTCTTGGCTCCTACAATTTCGTATTCCTCTGTTTGAAATTTCTTGAATTTGAGGAGGTAGTTGCTCCTCTTACCAACTTCGTAGGTGCTGGATGCATCCCTAATCATGATACCCTCGTAGCCCTGATCCACAAAGTGGTTGTGCCACTTTTCCACATCTGACTTCTTCTTGAGGAGTTTGGTCTCGACACTGACACAGTCCATCCTCTCCTCAAAGGTGAGTTCGGGGCGTTCCAAGTCAAAGTAATCAAAGATGTAGAAATTCAACTTTGTTGGATTGGTCTTGAACATGCTCGTGATTTCCTCAAACGTCATGATGGGTGAATAGCATTCTCCATCTAAGAACTCTCCCTCCCTCAGTCCATCACTGAGATGATCGAGACCCTCAACACGCTTACCAGTTCGGGAAAAGCAACCGTCTTTGGAAACGAGGAGGCGGACCCCATCCAATTTGGGTTGAACGTAGAAGGGGGTGGAGATATACTTGTGGCGTTCCTCCCACTTGTTGGCCAACATGGGCATCACTTGAACACCCTTGATGTGCTCATTGTTCCACATGGTCTGAGCACGGGCACACGCCTTTTCGTAACCAGTCTTGACGTTGGTTCTGGAAACTGCAACCTTTTCAGTTCCAACCATACCAGTGCTCTTTACGATGTCAGCGGTTCCATCTTCCAGGTCCTCAACGTGAATGTCGGTGAATCTCTCGCGACCGTTTTTATCTTTTCTGATAAGTCGTTCCATTGTAGTCATATTTAATTTCTCAACTTTAATTAGATGTCTGAAATACCAGTTGTAAATTATGGTAGAATGGAACGACTTAGGCCTCCAGAATTCACATCTGTCCCTATGAATGTGAATACATTTTGTATCGTTTTTATAGTTTTATGTATTTTAGGTCTATATAATCGTTCTGTGACTATTAGTCAACGCAATCAACAATCTTATATTTGAGACACTTACTTGGGGTGAGGTACAGATCCTTCCTCATGAGACGCTTAAATTTCTTTTCAGGGATTTCAGTCTTGGAGAGATACATCTTCTTGATTCTCTTCATGAACTTTTCAGACGACTTGAGTTCGTGTTTGAGTTCTTGGAAGTTACCCCAGAATTCCGTGGAAATTTGGTGAATGAGGATATAGGCGTCCTTACCCATTCGTTTCTCCGAACCACCAAGTAAGACAAAAGTTGCCGCACTACAGCACGATCCCTGTGCGATAGTGATGATCTTTACACGGGAACTTTCTAAAATATTCATGATGTTGAATCCCGAAAAGATGTCACCACCTTCACTCATGATGTGGACACGGATCTCTGGTTCATATCCGATAAGTTCAGCCTTTTTTTTGAGAAGTTCTATTTCAAGTTTCTTGAAGTTCTCAACGAATTCTAAAGTATTGTCTCGGTCGATAGTTCCGTAAAAGAAAATCTCATTCCCCACAACTCGAACACACTCTTCGGCTTCAGTTTCTGTTTCATCTTCGTTCGTATGCATTCTTCAGTGCCTTCTTTATTCTTGTAACGTCTCTAGATTTTAAGCCATTTCCAACTGCGAGGTGATTCATGACATCGAAATCTTGTGGACTGATTTTATAATTAAGGAGGGTCTCCAAGTTTCCTTTCTCGGCGTACAACTTTAATAAACACAATTCATCAACTCCCAAACCACCCATCGATTTTTTATAAATTTCATTGACCTTTTGTTTTCTCATCTTGTAGTTTCCGTGTTTGGTCCAACAACTTCCCGGTCTAATCTTTTCCCTTTTAAGGGGTTCACCCAAAGAATGTTTGGGTATTGTTAAGGCGTGGAGAACGAAGTATGGCATGAGGTTCCAGTTTCCGGATGAGTAAATGTAAGTATCGAAATAATCTGCATTTGAAAATGAGTGAGATGCTGTCACTACATCTACGTTACTAGAATCTAGATAGTTTTCTTGAAATATATCCCACATGTGACCATGTTCACTTATACTGTCATATATTTGAATCGGTTTGGGATCACATAATATATCAGTTATGAATTCTTTGGGTGTTTGAAATACATCCATTTCGTCGTAGCCTTCCAGGTATGTGAAAAAATTTCGAATATTTCCCTGCGATCTCACAGCTGCGTCGTAAGCTTTGGTGTTTGATTCATCTGTCAATTTCATCAAAATTTCGGGTTTATGTTTTGGAATAAACACAGTCTCGAAGTTTGGAAACATACACATATTTGTTGTCGTTACGATGAGACATCCACGTGTTACCGGTACACCATCAGAAACTTGTTCTATGATTGGTTTAAATATTGGGTCATAATTATCAATGTATGCATGTTGGGAGGTAGTCTTTATAAACGACAGAACATATGTTTTACATTTTAGATGTTCAGTTTGTAATTCTATATGACGGGTGTCTCGTAAAACTTCTTTAAGAATATAGGTTTTACCAACACCCGATGCTCCACATATGAACACATTTTTACCGTTATTAATGTGCTTACGTACCAGGTCTATATATTTTTGATGAATCGTTGTTAAAGGCGTGTTATTTTTTTGTGATACTACCTTAATGAAAGACTCCATTGATGAACTTACTAATGAAGCAATAGATTTGGTGCTTGAAAATAGCGCACTTCATAAACGTATCGTAGAACCTTTAAAAAGAAAAATTGTACCATATGTTGTATGTAGTTTATTGACCAATTTGATCATGATTATTATTCTGTTCTACCTTGCTCGACGTCTGTCTCTTCTTCAGCCCCCCCCTCGGTAGATTCTTCATCTTCATCTTCATCTTCATCTTCATCTAAAGAGGGTCCGAAAAATCCAGCGGGTGGGGGTTCATCCTTTTTCGATAAGAATTTACCTATCTTCTCGAGAGGGGTCCCGGCAGTCATTGCCTCAATAGGATCTATCGTCCTCGGTAAAGTGAGTAGTGGAATTGAACGCACGTTGAGAATCTCCGGTTTGGTAAATACACTGTCTAGGGGATATTCATCTTCAAACCGCTTCAAGACAGACTTGGGCACCGAGGGTGACTGCTCTAACAAACGATCATATTCCGTCTTACATTCACCAACGAAATCTAAACCCTCTTTGCTACGCTCTCCCCTGTCTAGGGCTAACATAAGACGGATGTTCCTAGAAAGCATACCGAAAGCTAACGCAGCTGTTCTATGGTTTTCCATGAGTTCATTAATTTTGAGGAATTGGGATATAGTCGCTATGAGCCCCGCTGTTAGGTTTAAACCACCAATTATAGAGGGAGCAAACGACTGCACGTTCTCTGGAAAGGTACCCTGGGCGAAATTCGCGGTTCCAGTTATAGTAGAAAGTATAATAACTGGTAAAGTGAACCGAATACTGGAACGTCGGTAAATGAAAAATGCGCGATGATGCATATACCTGTAACACGCAGAGGCCTCACCCCACTGTTTGAGTATATTTTCGTGACCATCTGTCCATGACAGACGCATCTCTTCACGGGAAATCTTTTTTTCTTCCGTCATTATATAATAGATGAATATAATTTTCCTGATTCATCTAATTTTTTTAATCTGTATATTAGTTATTCCATTTACAAATAATAAAAGATATCTCCACTTTTATTCAATTCTCATACCATTTCTATTTTATCATTGGTCGGTGAATGATGATACATGTGCAATGACACAGGCAGAAATGTACTTTACGGGGAAGGATAAAGATGAAACATTTATGCACAGATTGGTGAGTCCGATATACAAGATGGAAGAGAATGATGTCAATAAATGTACAAAAACACTGTTTTTTGTTCTATGGGGAATCGTACAATATAGATTGGGGTATTTAAATATAATATTTGAAGATTTCAAACAATTAAAGAAACGCAGTTAGTATAATATACTATGGAAAGTAAAATCTACAACGAGATATCCAGACTCGTGAGGATGCGTGAACTTTGTCACGAAACCTATCTAGTAAATTTGGAAGATGTTCAAGAAAAAATTGAAAAGGTTGATAACCAAATTAAACAGACTGAGTCTACTGTAAAGATTGAAATACTAGAAAGGCAGCGAACCCTTTACAATAAAGAGGTTAGAAAACTCGACAATTCGATGGAGAAAACCACCGATACATTAAACCAAAAAATTAACATACTTCAAGTTGAGCTAAATAATATACAGAAGGAAAGGGAATCATTTGAATACAACATTGAAAAAATCAGAAATGGTATAGAAAATGAAAATACTGGTGATGTTTTCATCATGTTTTCCAACGTCCTCAACGCACTAGAAATTCTCAAGAAGGAGAGAAACGAAAACGATCAAAAAAGTGAACACTCGTCTTAAAATTGTAATACAAAAGCATACAGTACGCATCAGCTATGTCATGTTTTCTCTCATATGGAATCGTATCTAAATCTATATACTTCCCCATTTTGACAAGAACGCGCTCTTTCCGCTCCTCGTAGTTTAGATGACCCATCCCGAAGTGTGCGTGTATTGTCAGGGGTGAAATCAGTAGAACCTTATCTTTGAACATATAGTGTAGTAGAATCTCGATATTCGTGAAGCCTTGGGGTGGCTGTCTCTCTATAAGGATCCGATCGGCCTTGTCGAACACGTCTTTATGGTCATCTACAAATAAAGGAACTAAGTCAACAAAGTCATTACTGTAAATGTATTTGTAGTCTTCTAAACTTACCTTTTTCATGTACTCAACTTTAATCACCGGTCCATTCCCACACTCAGCGAGGACGAGACCCATATTGTGGAATCCTATATCTATGGCCAAGACCTTCATGTCTTTATGTCAAAGATTTTCTTTAATAATAGTATATGAAGAATAAGACAAAGATTCAAACATTGTGGGTGACTCTCGTCGTACTCATCATCGCTCTAGCATACTTATGGAAGAATCCCCGAGTCGTCACGACACAGGTGACTCACCCCCCAGCTCCACCCCGTAGACCATTTTTTAGACAAAAACGTGAACCCGAGTTCAGGGGTCCCCCGATTAAGGAGTACAAACCCGGTCACATGCAGCAGATGGGCTTACTTACTGGACCGGGTGACGAAACCCTCCCCCTCTACGGCAAGGAGGTTCGTGGACGCCGGGACAGGTACCACTACTATACGACTACGGGTGGTGAAAACCTGTACCCGGTTCCCGTGAGTCACAATGGTAGGGACTGTATGGAGGACATCGGGTGCCAGGAGCTTTATGGAAATGAAACAGTCTCAGTGACTGGTAAGACTGGTTCATTTGGGGTTAATATGTACAGAACTGACAACTTTTTCTAATCTATCAAATCTCGACGCCTAAGTTAATTGAAAAAAAGGAGATTTAAAAAGAAAGATGGTTAAAGTACGGAGTGTTCGTGAAACTTCTTCCCGGATTGTAGTGGAAATCGAAAAAACCCAATTCAAACCATCCGCGAAGGAGAAGACGCTCATAAAAATTACAAAAGAGGCTATAGACCAGCTCAATAAAAGTCGCGATGAATTTGATTTTGAAAGGAAAGAATACAACAATCAAATAAAAAAATTGAAAGAGGAGGTGAAAGAAATGAGGACACATTGTCGCGATGTCCAAAAACAGATCACACGGGCAAGAGCGCACGCGACGAGGCTTCGTTCGAGGCTCCGTGAGGCGGCAGCTAAGCGCCGTGTGGAGGCACAGGAGAGGGCGAGGATCGATGAAAAGCGCCGTGTGGAGGCACAGGAGAGGGCTAAGCTCTGTGAGAAAAAAGAAACCCAAAACTTCGAGCATAAGATTTCGAAGGTAAAACTCCTGGCAGTTGAAAACCTTTTAAAAAAAATGGGCGCTGGACCAAGTCTAGTGAGGACGTCCAAGGGGGTCTATGGTTGCGTCGCGAAGTCCCGGGTTCTAGCGACATTGATCGCGGACATAGTCTTGTACTTTTCCTACGCTCCAAACGAGACTCAAGATTGCACAGGTGTGCTTGAAAGCCTCCTTAGGAGAGTTCATTTGTTTGATTTTGTGTAGTTTTGTGATTACTTAGGTTATCGTGAACACGAAGTAATCTTATTCATAATCTTGGTTCTATAATCCACGTCCAGTTTATCTGTAAAATAATACTGTTTATGTAACCAATCTAGAGTTTTAGAGTCAAGCTGAATTACATAATTATTACCAATTCCTTTACCATTTTCACGGGGATTTAAGTTTGTTTTAGTACCGTATAAATATTTGAGTAAATCAAAAAATTTATAATTTTTACCACCGGTAGTCTGATACATATGAAGACCATACGTAGTCCAGAGAACATTGGGTTTTTCTGTATCTACTTTTGGATTAAATTTCGTGAGTTTTTCACCATCAAACTTCAACGCAACTCTTTGACCAACCTGTAATGTATAGAGATGATTTTTTTCTCGGTTTTCTGTATTCAGAAACATCGCATTGTTTCTAACAACCCCATTTTTCATAGCATTTACATATCTCTTGGAATTTATATTATTTTTCATCTTACCTGGTACACCAATAGACCTGTTTCCATTTCTTACAATAGTTTTTAATGTGTGAGTTCGTCCATGGTTCATAGCTACAAGAGCTTCTGCGAATGTACGGTAACCAAAATTTTTTGACTCACCAACATTAGCAAAAACTACACGTCTTCTCAAAAGTGCATCATCTATTTTACCCCTAAAACCACACCACCCGGCACCTTTTTTAGCTCCATGCTTTTCCATCGCATTCCACACAAAATATAAAAATAAAGATTTGGGACTAAACGCGTTGAATGTACTAGGGTTATTAACCATGTTTTGAAGAGATCTATTAGAAAGAGAATCATGATCAGCGGGACCCGATTCTAAAGCCAAAGGTAATCCGTGTACCCGTTTTGTAGCATACTCCACTTTAAATGATCCGATGAGTTTTCTTAGATTTTGGGGTATACGATTTATAGTTTTTTTAGTTTTATCTAGACTAGCAATGTAACTATCAAAACTTCTCAGTCTATTTTTATTATTTTTTGCTTGATGTTTTAAATAAAATGTGATTGCCTTGACAGCATCGAGATCCTTTATTCTTTCATTAAGTCTCTTACTAAGTTCTTCTATATAACTTCTAACCGAAGTATCGCCATTTGTGCCGACTATCTGACCTGAAAGTCTTATGAAGGTATCTTTACTACAAAGTGATAAAATGTCATACACTTTATCTTTATTTTCTTCTAAATTATTAAATGCTGTGTTTTCATTCGGTGTATTTGCTTGAGATCCACCCGCACATATCAACTGTAATCCACGTAAGAAAGACAACTGAGTTTCATTTAGACCCGAATAAGTGTAACGTTTAACACGGGTACAAATCATTTTATAGTGTTTTAATATCTGTTTGTATTTACTTTTATTGAAATTGTTAGGTAATTGTTCCTCATACTTAGTATAATCATTTACAAGATTTATAAATGAATTTAATGTTTCGTCACTTATTAATTTTGGATTGAGTGCATTTTCGGATCTTCCTGAGACACGTGCATTAAATTTAACTCTGGCTCTACCAATATTAGCATTTCTCTGCGCTTTCGTCTTTGGAACCACATTGTGTAAAAATGGATATTTGTATATTTTATTTATATTGTTTGCTTTATTGGGGCGTTCACGTTTTAATGCGTTACGATTCGTGTTGTTTATTGGTCTAACATTTCTAGATGTGGATGTAGGTGTGTTTTGGTTATTTCTAGATGTGGGTGTGGATGTAGGTGTGTTTTGGTTATTTCTAGATGTGGGTGTGGATGTAGGTGTGTTTTGGTTGCGAGCTACAACACTGTTATTGGACTGTCTTAATAAACTATTAAGGGGTCCTCTATTTTTATCATTTAATAATGCTCTCAAAATTCCATTTATTCGCGCGTTCCGTTCACTCTTTCCACTTAATGTATTAACTACCTTTTGAATAGTATTCTTATTCAGATTAGTTCTTTTAAACCTACTTTTTTGATTTTCGGTTAATCTAAGACTATTAATATAAGTCTCTCGTTGTGCACGAGTTGTCATATCTATTATGACCTGAGAATTTTTTGTCAGGTGATAGTAGATGAGTAATAAGATACCAGCAAATTATATGAGACCTGGTGGTTATAATACAAGCAATAACGAGATAAACAATAGGACTAATCAGACCAAATTACGCAGTGAACTTAACAAATTATACGGTGGTACGAATGGATTCCTTAATAATAGTGAGATAAACACACTCGTAAACAAATACACTGGTAATAATTCCATGAATGTTAAAAAGCAAGCATACAGAAAAGCATACACTAAATACATGAACTATATGGCAGGTGAATTCACACAGGATATAATTAGAACAATTAAAGCGAAAATGAAATCGTCTCCTAAATGTCCATCTGGAGTAGAAGGGGGTGGACCTAGTTTTTCTGGTGCGGTGTTTCCTTGCTCTCCATCAATAATATGACACACTTGATTCAGGAGCATCTCTCTAGTTCCATTCGTCGATGAGTTTTTTCGTCTTCTCATACATACCCTTAGCGTGGAAGGTATCCTCCTTGAGATCCTCCCAAATTGTGAGTCGATGTTGTAGAAAATTTAGAAATTTCTCTGGATCTTCGGGGGACTTGTAACGAACTTTTTCACCCTTAATTGCCTCTTCCATCACAGCAGAACGCATATCCATCGAACGCTTGTCAATCTCATCAGGGGTGAGACGTGTAAATACCTCAACCTTTTTGCTGCTCATATATACTCAAGGTGACGCAAAACTTTATATTGCCTAATATAAACAATGAAGAATAGTTCAACCCGAGATGCCAAAAAAGCTCGTGAAGTATTTAACACTCTGAAAGAAGGTCCTACCCCATACCTCGATTCCAAAGGTCGTCGGATTAGGAAGAGTAAAAGCGGTGCTGTCTTTACACAAAATTCCAATGGTAATCGTAATTATAAACCGAATGCGGTGATGATTAAATCTGTTGCCGCCAATGCTCCGATAAAAGCGATTACCAAGAACAATATAAATACAATTCCTAAAAATATTCGCCCAAACAACAACAACAACTTCAATGTGATGTACTATTGCAAATCATGCCAAAGAACGTATGATGGGTTTGCTCAATGCTGCTTCGAGATGAATCACGTAAAAGTTTAAATTTTGTTCATCAACCGGTCAAGTCTCGGTTTTTCTCGATTTATAAACACTAAGACTTCAATTGGATCTCTCGACAACTCAACAGAACCATGTGTATTTAATGGATGCACATATTGAACACGAATCAAATCTACTGTAACATGTTTCTTATCCGAAGCCTGACTATAGTGAACAGCCAACGCAGCCGCATCCTTTTTAGTTTCTTTTGGTAAGAAATCTCCATCATAAGAAACT